TCTTTTGAAGGAAGATACATTGATGTGGAGCCTGGCCAACTTCCTGCTAAGCCAAGTGTATTTTTCATAGGAGCTAAACTTAGCCCGGTTATTTGAGAACCTATTGAAGAGGGATCATACATTTCATAACCTTTTTGAAAGACAGGGCTTGATGTCATAGTTGCTCTTCCTTCAGGAAGATAACTAGACATAATACCTGTATATTGATCCAGCTGCTTTTGTTTAAATGCAGCAGGATCTGTTAAAGCTGGACTGCTTGGCATAGTATAAGCTAGAGCGTTATATAAATCAGCCATTATCTTCTCCCATCCGGTTGTACGTCTACTCTAAAGGTACCCAGTTTCCAGTCTTGTTCAGTACTGGTATTAGCAATCTTTAAAGAAACGGCACGTGCTCGTGCACGGGTATCTACTTTAGTCGTACTTGAGGTAATTGTAAAGGGTCCTAATGAAGAACCGGCCTGAGAGCTATTAGGATAGTCTCTTAAATTTAATGTAATTTGAGTATCTCCTGTTTGGGAAACAAAGTCAGGAATGAACCTTCTAATTTTCATCAGGAATTCTCCGTCTCCTTGGAAGGTTGCTCCACCTTCTTTAGTAACCGTTATGTCATAATCACCTGATTCTATATTAGAAGTGATGGCGGTAGTCGTACTTCCAACAATTTGATCGGTTCCTGTTTCATGTTTAAAGTATGTAGTTGTGCCATCGGTATTTCCAACAACATCATAAGAAGTATTAGTATCAGGATCATAAGAAGTACCATAAGGTTTGTTAAAGATTGAAGAATCCATCCAAGTGGTTCTGGCGAATAAAGCACTCTCATTAGTAGTCCATATAACTCTTTCCGCACTGGAATCTAAATAATTATAGATAACGGCTCTATCAACATTGTTAGAATTGGAAGTACAGTAAAACCATATTATTTCTCCAAACAAATTATTAATACCTGCAGAAATTAATTGATTAGAAGATTCATTAAGATCATCAAATACATAATCTTCAACTAAACATTGCATTGATTCCAGTTTACCAGCATATTTAAAGAATCCATTATTAGACATCCAATACGCCGAACCATCTACTTCAACGGCTGCATTGATTCCTATTAATCCACAGTTAGTTCCTATTTGTTCAAAAGCAAATACAAAAGGAACACCCACAAAACGCATCGTAAATAAAGAAGTATCCGTCCATACATAAAGAGCATTTCTTCCAAGTTTAGCTCCCATGATCCGTGATCCGTCGGCCAGTCTTTGTGAACCGGCTGTATTGGTTGCTGTAATAGTCCAAGTATTAATATCTTCTCTATTGGACCATCTAACAAACATATCATCTTGAGTAGATGCATCACCCACTGTGGTTTCTGTGCCAAAAAATATTAAATGTCGATCGGGTGTAGATACCAACATGGTACGTGAAGCTGTTGGTGCACCACTAATAATTGTTGCTCTGGTATCTGTGGCATTGGTTAAATTTGAATTCCATTCGAAACAGGGACCATTAACAATGAGAGCAATTACATTTTGTCCAAAACTGTCAATGACCCATAAACCTGGATCAGCAACTTTATCAGTGTTGGATGCTGCACTGCCCCAAGTTGTATAATCTGAGGTATTTGTAACAGTTGCTCCATCAGAATGAGAAGCTCGTGTAGTGCCTTGTACAGCTCTAGTGATTCCTGTTAAATCGCTTCCTGAAACTCCCGTGTAAGATATTTCTTCTGTGCCTACTTGAATATAATTAGTACCTGAAGTTGGAAATCCAGTAACCGAATCTAAAGTAATACTGGTTCCTGATCCCCCGGTTCCATAAACATTGTCTCCTAAAGCTCCGTCTAAAGTATTAGTTTGAGCTCCTGAAATAGTTCCACCAAATTGAGAGATACCCCACCCGTATGCCCCTAATTGTTCAGCAGGACCAACGGGATAATACCATTTAACAGACAGATCTCCATCAGTAGCAGTTGCACTAGCAGTGGAGCCCATAGTAATAGTAACTGAAGTAGAATCGACTACTTCGGTTATCATAAATGTTTTACCATCAAAATCAGAAGCCGAATAACCTGAACCTGTTGGAGGAGTTACACTTTCAAGTAATAAAATATCTCCTGCGGTCATTCCAGCAGTGGAAGATAAAGTAATGGTAAGAATAGCAGAAGCATTAGTACTAGCTAAGGCATCAGTTAATGCTCCAAAATCCGTTTTAATTGGGTGGATGTCATAAAAAGCTCCCCCTGTATATGCATATAAAATTCTATTAGTCCCTATAATAGAGAAATTAATTGAATTTTGACTAACTACATGGTGTTGGGCTCTAGCTACTCCTGTTAGAGCATTATCTCCTAATTGAGACCATCCGCCTATTTTTTCTGGAGTATTATATCTAAATCTAACATTTTCTCCACCGGTCCATTGTCCTTCGGCGCCTGTGGGAGTAACTTGTTTATTGAAACCGGGTAAAAACTCTATTTTTTGTAGCATATAAAATCCTGTTTATTAGGTAGTATATCAAATTGTAGGGGATTTCAATATGTTTAAAGTAAGGGGAATCTGTGGTGGATCATCCCCTCACCAGTCTATTTTGTATATTATTTTTTAGGTTCTGTAAACCTATTTTTTGTAGCATATAGAATCCTTATAAAGGAGGCAGTAGGTATGATGGAATACTGCCTCCATTATAGAGATACTATCATCGTTTAAACCAAGAAGGAAGTCCTAAATGAGGTCTCTTATCAAACATATTATCTTTAGCTCCCGGTGTCTTATGATTATTATAATGTAAAAAAGCTTGAATACATTCTTTACCATTAAATTTATTTCTCCAGTGCTCTAATTCACAGCCCATATAAACCAGCATATCTCCTGGTTTTAAATCTACTTTAATTCCTTTCATTCCTTCTTTACCAGAAGGTTCAAGATAAAGTGCCCATGGGTCTCCTGCAAGATTCATCGTCGTAGATATCTCACAACTAAATCGATCTTTATGTCTTTTAAGAACATCCCCATTTTTATAAATTCTTGCATAGGTATAAGCGGGATTTAATTTTAATCCCGTAGTCTTTTCCATAATGGGTTGACACTTCAACATTAAAGTTTCCATAGCGATATCTGAATAACTATTATAAGTATGAGGGATCTGACCGTCGGCGCCCTCATACTCACCTAATAATGTTTCATAAGGAGAAATGTATCTACTTTTTCTACAGGTATCATAAACCTGTTTTTTTATGACAAAGTAATTTGCCACAAAGGCAGCTAAATCTTTTGAGATCGCTTGTTTAATAACTACATATTTATCTTTCTTAAACATCTTTCGCCATCTCTTTTGGGATAGCAGTTATGTTCCAATGTATAAATCTAAAGGGTGCTTTACCGTGATCGACTGCGAATTCATGTTCCATATATCCTGGAAAAATAATTAAACTTCCAGGTTTAGGTCTAAAATGAACTAGCTCTGTACCATGAAAGATACCTTTTAATTCTGGTTTCATTTTTAATTTAGTAGTTCTTGCACCTGTTCTTGGTTCATGGAAAATAGGAAAAGAAGTTTTTTCACTGCATTTTAAAAAATAGAATCCTGAAACGTGTTGGTTCCAATGAATGTGTGCTGAATGATGACCTCCCCCTTTTTTAGAAAATTCTTGTACCCACATTTCAGAAAACATCGTTTGATATTGTTGCATATCATAACCATGATGGTCTAAAAATTCCCAAGACTTTTGACCTACATAATTTCTTAAATCTATAAAATCATTATCTTTTGTTAATGGGGGTGAATGCCATGATCTACCAAAATCACCAAATTGTTTTAGATATGTCTTACTCTCCGGCATTTTTTTTGATGCCTTAATATATTTATCACTAGCTTTATTTAATGATTTAACAAATTCAGGTTTGTCTTCCATCCATATTGGTGTTTGAAAAAATTCAGTCTTATTCATATTATTTAAATGGATATCCTAAATGCCATAAGACAAGTGAATATCTTACTCCTTTGGTTATGGGTTTAACCCTATGCCAAAGAAAACTGGGAAAAACAATAATACTTCCTTTAGGTAATATCTCCGTTGCTTTTCTTAAGTGTGTAGCTTCATCTCTTTGATGGGGTT